TCTCCGGCTTATAAGTTCCCTTCATTGGGCGCTTCGGAGTTTGTCGGCCGCCATAATGGCGGTGCATACGGTGAGATTTCTTACGAAGTTAATGGAAAAAGAATTGAGTACATAAAGGAAACGAAAGCTACGATCTACCGACTACCCACCTTCCCCGCTTTTCTGGGTTTCGCCAGTCATCCCAAAAAGGATTATCTGGTTTGCCCAGTTTACGGGTCAGTTGATCCTGACGACATGTTTGAAGAAGAGGATAAAAGCCAGAGACGAGCCTATTCAGGCGAATCTGGTTTTGGTCCTTCATTCCCCTATACATTCGTCAGGCATGAGTGCCTCAGTCAACTAAACTCCTACTACACCGGAGAGTTGATCCCTCAACTTAGCATGCTAAGTGTCGAGGATTACCCTCAGATATACGAGATTCAAAATGAGATTATAGGCAAAGAGATTTGCTTGTTCTCGGATGAGTCTTGGGCGTTTGAGAATCAGAGGTGCGCCGGAGGTGATGTTAGAGCTACGGTGGTTCCACTTTTGGAAGCGTTTAAGGTTAGGACTATTACTAAGGGTCAAGTTGAGCAATACCATCTTGCTAGACGTTGGCAATCTGAGATATGGGGACGGATGTCAAGGTTTTATAATGCCCAGTTGATCGGGCGACCTTGCTCGGCACAGTTCCTTACGGAACATGTGCTTACTCATCCCTATAACAGCACAATTGAGGACAAGGGTCAGAGTTTCTACGTTTCAGGTGACTACGAGTCAGCAACGGATCTTTTGAATCCGTGGCTGTCTACGTGGGCCCAAGACCAGATCTCTAAAGCTCTTGGTATTCCTCTTGAAGATCAAGCTGTTCTTCTCAAATGTCTAACGGGGCATGTGCTCAACTACGAGGGAGGGCCTATGTGCGGACGGGAGTACACAGTACAAACATGGGGACAACTAATGGGTTCGCCTACTAGCTTTCCTGTGCTTTGTCTTATCAACTTAGCTGCTACCCGTCTCTCTTACGAGAAACGAGATGGAAAGAAGTATCGTCTACGGGATCTACCTATGGTGGTGAACGGGGATGATATTCTATTTACATGTCGAGATTCTCAGCACTACAATATCTGGAAAGAGATCACCGGATTTTGTGGCCTAAAATTCTCCGTCGGTAAGAACTACACCCATAAGAGATTCCTTGTTATTAACTCGGAACTCTACAAAGTAACAAGATCCGACCAAGCGAAGAGGTTACCTATCGTTAACTATCGTCTTATCTATGGAGGCTCAAGATCGTCTCCAGAGGGAATTAGCCTACGGCCGATCGATCAAAAGGCCGCAACATCATCCCTTAGGGTAAGATTTGACGAGAATCATTTCCAGGCATACCACGACTACCACATGCCTTTGCAAACCGCAGAAGAGCTTCGTGAGAAACAGTTCCGCGACAGCAGGCTTGCAGCCCTCGAGGGTTTAGATCTACAATTGGCTATCAGATCTAAACTGAGTTTCCGACAATTTACGTTGGAACGGCCTATGCGCCTAGAAGGGTATAAGAAATGGTTCCTAACCCTCCCGCAACGACAACAGACCTACATCCAACAGGTCAAGGGAGATTACGGAGTTAATGATGAGGAGTTGGAGAAGGTGATGGAGCTCTTTAGATCCGTGCAGTTCCGAATATACGTGACTCATAAGAACGAGTTTCCGAGTATTCGAGACAAGTTCATCCCGTGGTTCCTACCACGTCACCTCGGAGGGTTAGGTTTTCAAACCCCTCGACACCATAAATACACCCAGATCGATCGGGTGTTAGCTCAGACACTCAAGGAGCAGCCCGGGCGGGCGCTCGAGTTCGTCAAGGCCATGACCCCAGGTCTACAGACTTCTTCCATGATGAGAAATCTCAATGGAATGATCGGTAGAATTAGGGATACTCTAGGTCTTGAGGAAACCTTGGTGCCCATCCCCGAATGGGATGAGTTTCTTGAGCGACACGGCATGGAAGATCTATCATGCCAGTATGGTGTTAATATCCTCTATGCGTTTTCGGATGTTGATGCGCATATTGATCAAGACATGTTTGTGAGTGCCTATGAAGAGGCCAAGCTTGATCAAAGGTATCGATTCAAGAATATCAAATCGATCCTGAGGGAGGTGAGAGTGAGACATGCACGAATGACTAAAGAAGCAAAGAAGATCGAAAGTGGTATCGACAAGCTCTTGGCAAGCACAACGAAGATTTCCGACGAAAGTTGGTGTCTTCGAATCCATCGTGTGCAACCAAGACTGCCATGAGTCTAATGAGGGGAAATACAAATAGGTTTGAGGGAAAGCGACCGAGACTGGATGAAATGACG